CTCAAGGTCTACATCAAGTTCCTCAGCAGCTTGCTTCATAGCATCAGCAATAGGGTAGAAGTATTCCCAGTCCCAACTAACAGGATAAGGTACAAGGTCTACAGCATGTCCTGTAAGGTGCCTAGAGTTCATTGTAGTTGACTTACCAGCAGCTACTAGCTTCCTCTGACGGTCAATGTTGCGGATACCCTCAATAACACTAAAGTCTTGATCGGTAATCTGAATAGCCCGCTTAACTACAGCAATCAAGTCAGGGTGTACACCTGAGAGGTTCTGCATACTACGTTGTGATAGTGAATAGCTCATTTGATAGATTCCTTAAAGTATTGTTCGATTCTGTTTTCCCACCACTCAAGTCCCTCTTTATCAGGTTCCCTATCTAGGTGCTTCCAATAGAGGTTACGCCAATAACCAAGATCAACTAACTCAGGTTTACTCTCAATAGTGTGGTAGCCATCACTTGTGGAGAAATGGTACTTGAAGGTCAGAGACTTTAGGATGTCTGTGGGTTTTACTACATATACCTTAGAGGTACCTACAGGCACCCCATCAGAATACCACTCATAAGTCTCTGACCCCCGTTTAAGTTGACTAAAAGGAACAGACCCATTAGTTCTTCCAATTAAGGAGTTCCCCGGTACAAGGTCTCCCATGATACTTACTGGTCCAAACATTTAGGCCTCCTTTAGCCACACAGCCCGTTAGGGCGTTAAGGTTTATCCGCATAGGTAGATACAAGCTACCATCTTTACTTCTGTTGGGGAACTGAAGGTTACATCTTCTCGTGCCTTAGCTACAGTATAACTACGAACAATATCATCAGATTGCTTCATACCTTTACCGGGTGTAGAAGAAGTAACGATAAGGTCACCTTTAGATATATTACCGTTCTCACCAATTACATTGATAGCACCTTCACCTACAGAGTTGATGTCCACAAGGTCATAATCCTCATGGTAAACTGAAGGGTCACTAATCAATACAAGATCAGCCATTGTACCTTCAGGTGCAGACTCTTGTGCAGCCCTTGTAGCATCTTTGTCGATAAAGGCTGGAGGTATAACCCAAGTAGGTTTCCTCTTTTGAAGTACCCCAATAGCACCTGCTTGGATACTACCCGTTGAAGCTTTGACTTCCCCAAAGGTATCAGAGATGGTCTTTACTACAATGGAGTGGTCAGTTAGAATGTCTCCCGGCACACAAGTGCAAGTCTTTAGGAGCATCCCCATGTGGACACCTGTAAAGGGTGACCAACCACCACCTGAAGCGTCAAGACCACCATCAGCACTTGTAGCAGGTAGGAAGATTCCATAGCCACCGTCATTGACAGTTAAGGCAATCTGTGCGTGACCACCACCTGTCCGTGTTGACCTAGCGTCGATAGCTGTAGAGCCACTACCACCACCGTTTGTAGCTACTATCCCGTCATAACTTCCAGTGGAGTTGTTAATATTAGCTTGGAACTGACCAGCGGGGCCTACATAGTTCCTAGCTGAAAAAGCATACCCTGTTGATGTATTAGAATAACGATAGCTCCTCATACCGTTGTTTGCGGCTGAGATAAGAGTGCCAACCGTAAGTCCAGATACAGTTGAATCATTACTGTAGGTAGTTGAGATGTCAGCAATGTTTGTGACGTTTAGCTTATCTGCTGTTATTTCTCCCCCCGCAATCTTAGCATTTGTGATAGCAGCATTTTCAATCTTAGCGTTGGTTATAAGACTGTTGTTGATTTGGGCGCTATTTGTAATGATACCACTTGTAGCAAGAAGGCCACCTGTAATTGTGTTAGCTGTGATTTTATCACCAGTGATAGTTCCAGCAGCTATCTTTGCAGCGGTTACCGCATTAGCACTTAGTTTTGGTGTTGTTATAGCTCCGTCATCAATCTTAGTTGCTGTAATGCTACCGTTTGCTACATCAGCGATTACCAATACCCAAGAAGACCCATTCCACTCGTACAACTTACCGTCAGAGCGGTTAAACACCTTCTCCCCTGTGGTCGTACCAGATGCAGGAAGGCTTGCGACATCCTCAATAGCAAACAAACCTTGATCTTCAAATAGGGTTCTAATACCATTTTCAAAGTCTGCGTCATCTATGAAAGTTGTTGTAGCTGACACACCAGAAGTGAAATCAGATTTATTCCCTGTATAATCCACAGACTTTAGGAAGTACCACTTGGTCTCAGAGATTCCCAGATTAGTTCTAGTGAATGTGTTACCTGAAGGGGTGCCTACAAGTGTAGCGGAAGCTGAGTTATTAGTATCTGCTTCATAAACTTCAACATAGCTAAAGTCTAAGTCTGCTGGGTTTGTCCACTTAATTGTGATGTACTGGAAACCGCCTGTAGCAGTTATGCTAGTAGGAGCACTTGGGGTTGTACCATCAGATGCACTACTAAAGGTAACAGAGTTCCAAGGGCCAACAGCATCAAGTGGGTTGACAGCACGAACCCTAATGTTATACAGAGTGTCATCTAGCACAGGAACAATACTGTATTCAGTTACACTGTTATTAACCTTAACACCTTTGAACACAATGCCAGAGGCTTCAGGAGAGGTCCGTAGTTGTGCTCTAAGTTCAGCTTCAGTAAGGGAAGAACCACCACCAGTATTGTAGAAGTCAAAACCATCTTGGTCAGGTTGCCTAAACAGAATCTCTACATAAGCCTTAAAGATGAATTGTTCCCTAGTAGTGACAGCATCTACAAGCTCTACGATACCCCCATTAGAATCAAAGTCAAAAGTATTCTCAAACCACTCTACATGGTATTCTTTGACACGAGAGCTAAGAGGTGCATCCCAATCAACAAGGATACTGTTTACAAAAGTTCCATCTTTAGCTACAGCACCAGCAGCCGTAGCTGTAAGGTTTTGCACAGGGTTAGGTAGACCGTAGGAAAGATCAGAGTTATCCCTTTCGTAAACTACACCATCATCAACTTCATCAAAGATGGATTCAGCAGTCTCCCTAAGAACCAGTTGAACTTGAAGATCATAACCATCAACAAGACCAAAGGTCCAAGAGACAACCTCAAAAGGTTTATCAGTCCAAGCAAATCGCTCATTAGTGATATTAACTACATCACCAACCTGAAGTGCAAAAGCCCTCAGACCGAAGGAGGCACTGACTGTAAGTTGCTGACGATTACGCTCAAGGGTAATCCTTGCAATCCTACGAGCTTCTTCAGAATTATCTGTAAATGGTAACTCTACATCAAGAGCACTAACCTGACCATTATCAGCATCAATAAAGTCTTGGTTGGTTACTTCTGGAAAGTCTGTAACTGCCCAACTTGTCTCAGGGCCACGGAAGGTACCACGTACTGTGTTAAAGTTATCCCTGCGAGAGTGGCGTGTCTTAACAGCAATAGGACTACGTAAGTCATCCTCAGTAAGGCTCATTGTAGGTGCTTGCCAAGAAGCAGCTTTCATGCGCCACTTACCCTGAGAATACCACAAGAGGCCACCCATCGAAGATAGAAGGTCATTTAGGATATTGTAGGGTGTTGTAGCTGTAGTAAAGGCACCATTACAAGTGAAGAACTTTTCACCATTGTCTGCAATAGAATCACATACGTTAGCAGCAGTAGCAACAGTATCCCAGTCGATATTACCGGGAAGTTCCCCAAGACCAAAATCAGCCATGAGGTAATCAGCAATACACAAAGCAGGGTTGTCAGACCACTCCCAAGTAGAAGGGTCATCTACATCATGAGCAACATTACGTGGGTCATATACCTTCTTACCCTTCACAAGAGCGGTAATCTCAGGTACACCTGAAGGGAAAATGTCAGGGTGGAACTGAAGCTCTGTATAGAGGAGAGCAATACCAGAACCCTTATGATCTGTAGTCCACTCATCTTTAAGGTCTACAAGGGCAGGGAAAGCTGTTTGAGTTGGTGTACCTGTACGAGTATCAATAAGAACCCGTGGGATACCATTACTCTCCCTTGCAAACTTAGGGTTAGTTACAGCCCTGAGTCCAAAACCAGCAGCAGGTCCAATGTCATAAGCAGCATCATCAGGGGAACTAAAGGTCTCTTCGTTCTCGTCAATATAGAACCCAGTGAAGGAATCTACCTCATGCCCTGCAATAGCAATTACCTGAGCAAAGCGTTCATCTTCTTCATCCCCAGAACGAGTACCTGTAGTCTTGTAGATACGGGCACCACCTACACGAGCTTCACCATAGATAATTTGGAAGTCTTGTGCAGAGCCATCAGAGTTGATTTGGTAGCCACGGTTGACATTAGGGATTACAGGCTTAGGAGTAAGGGCATTAAGTGCCAACCCAAGAGCCGCTTGAGTAAGGAACCCTGTGGCAGCAATAACTGCAAGGGAGCTTGTACTTAAGCCAAGTCCTGCCAATACACTATTACCTACAGCAATAGCAGATGTTACAGCGGCACTAAATGCGGGCATGATTATAGTTCCTTATGGTACAGTGTTTCGGCTTTCTCAAAACCAAGTCGAGTGAGGAATTTATCTAGTGGGTAGTGTTCAGTAGAGGTAACTACAAAATTATCATAGCCATCTTCTTTCAGGCACTTCTCTACGAACTTGAAAAGTTTAACTCCAGTCATACCTTTACGGTAATCAGGGTGTAGATAGAAGGCTTCAGAAACAGCATTGATAGTATTTTTAGAGGTCATGGATTTAGTAACAACCACTGAGAAGTAGCCAACCAAGGTACCATCATCCCTACAAGAGAATACTTTAAGCATCCCCAACTCTTCTAAGGCTTCGTAACCCTGCCAGTTAATCTCAAACTCTTCACCTCTGGCCTTTGTAGCCATTTCATCCCAATCAATCTTGAGTAGCTTCTCAGCTTCCTCTTTGTCGATCTGACAGATAAACTCTTGCTGAAACTTTACTGGCATTAGAACCCTTCTTTACCCCAGATAACTTTCTTCAGTTGTAGGTCTTCTAAGAAGTTGAAAGCCTTATCATTCGGGTATCTTGATTGTTGGTAGGACTTGGTGTATCTAGCTGTACGAGCACGCTCTAGGTCAATGAGTTTATTCTCTACCTTAACCTCAATAGTGCTACTCTCTGGACCTTCATCAATGTTCATCTCATCCATGTAACCAGAGAAGATTTCTGTAAGGTTGCTGTAGGTAGAACCAGAAACTACACCAAAGTAAATCTGACAGACCCTACCTTGATACTGTGACGTAAGTGCTAGGTTTACAATCTCTGAGGATACACCTGAAAGAGTAAGTGTAGCACCCCTAGCAGCAATCTCTGTAGTCTCTTCTACAGAAGAAATGTCTAGTAGATCACCAACACCTGTGTAGTCATTGCCATCAATAGAGGCAGTACCCAATCCAGTCCAAAGGCGTAGTGTACCAGTGTTGAACTCAAGGGAGACTGCAAAGAACGGCTCAACTACAGCATCATCAAGAACATTCTCTACGACTGTTGTAATATCTCTTGTAGCCATTATGTAAGAGCCTCCACACACTCGAAGGAGATACCATAAGCACTAGAGGGGCCAATCTGCCAAGAGCTTACATTATCCCTAAGGCGGAACACACCAGTGGGATTTTGTAGGTAAACAGGATCACCACCGGGAGAAGTAGAAGCTCTAAGGTTAGGCCAGATTTTAAGTGAGCCACTTCCTGAAAGGTCTTCCAACACCATGTACAACTTAGCATTAGCACTATTTACTCCGCCAAGATTTATGTAGTCCCCTGCAAGGAGTGTACCCACCATACTTACAGAAAGTGTACTTGAGCCTATAGTACCTGTACCAGTACAACTACGAGCAGTCCCACGAGGGAGGGGGTAGTCAGGGTCTCCTAGTAGGAAGGTACCTTGTTGACCATTAAGACCAACTAGAAACGCTTTCCAGTCTGCTGCTAGGTCTTTCCTTACAGAAGGAATACTAACAGAGGCTTCCCATCGTTGACCCTGATGACGAAAGACTTGCTGTTTGAACGTAAAGGGCGACTGTGAAGTAGATACAGCGTTAGCCGCCCTCAGTTCAATCTGAGCAATCCCAATACTGTCGGGAAGTGATAGAGGATATGTCAGAGCCATTGTGTTTCCTTAACCGAAGGTTGTTTTCATGTTACCGCCTCTACGACGTTGATCCATGATTTGTTTTTGTGTGAGGTTAGCAATACGAGGTGCTTCTGCTGCAACAATACGTCTTACAGATTCATCTCCATTAGCTGCAATATGGAAGTGATTATTAACTACAACATTACTAGGGCCAGAGCCTTCCATTTGGACACCTAGTTTACCATTACGTCCCCGCTTAAGAGGCATAATAGCTTCAGGTCCAGCTTCTCCCATAAGGCCAGTTCTACCACCACTCATGGGGAACATAGTAGGACCACCTACCACACCACCATTAGCATAAGCCTTAATCTGAGAGCCACCTTGGAAAGCACCACCATTAGCAAAGAAGAGGTCTCTAATGAAAGAGCCTACACCTTCAGAGATTGGTTTAGTTACTGTTTGCTTCCACACTTCCATAAGGATATTACGGAGCATGGACTTAAAGGCATCCTCAATAGATTTTGTACCGTCTACAAGGGAATCAATGAAAGTTGCTACATTTGATTCTACTGTTTGTAGCATCTGCTCCCGTTGCTTCTCAGCTTCGGCAGCTTTCCTTACAGCTTCTTCTGTAGCTACGATAGCATTGATTCTGTTCTGCTCAATAGGGAGACCTTTATCAATAAGCTGGTAGGTGATCTCTTTAATACGGGCTTCTTCTTCAGAAAGACCAATCAGTTCTAGCTTACGGTCAGCCTCTTGTTGTAGTTTTGCTAGGTAGTCTTCTTGTGCTTTAGTTGCACCACTTCCAGAACTACCTCCACCATCTTTTATTACACCAAACCTTTTTAAGACCTCTTCGGAAAACCCAAACCTCTTTAAGTCCTCCTCACCAAACCTACTAAAGATATTTCCACTGACTACAGGCTGAGACATAACAGCATCCTCATCTGCGGTCATAGATTGCATAGCCATTGCAGCCGCAAGGGAGATGTTAAGATTAGCAGCTAGAGTTCTAGCAGCCTGAGCAGCCCTAGCGACTCCAGACTCAATGTCTACACCCTCAAGGCGCATAGCTTGTTCAGCAGATTCCTTTAGTTTTTCTGCCATTTCTGCGGTAACCTTGCCAGTCTCAACCATACGGTTGTACTCGCGTTTCATGGCATCAATTCTTTGTTCTAAGGCTTCACTTCTAGCCCTATCGGAATCTTTCCCAAAAGTTATTTCGAGACGTCTTAAAGTAATCCTGTCCTGAAGTGATTGTAGTTCTTCGCTAAAGTAATTTTTCCTATCCTCAGCAATCTTTCTCTCTAAGTCCAATACAACCTGTAAAGCAGCTAAGTAAGTTTTCGTCTCTTCTGTGGCTGTGCCAAACATATTTTTAATTGCTTGAATGCCAGCGAAACCTTGAGCCTCAAGAGACTTCAGCATCTCTTCTTGGCCTTCTATCAGACCGACCCTAGCTTCAGACAAAGCCTTCCTAGCAGCATCAAGACCCTGACCGCCAATCAACTCCTCAACAGTTAAGCCCATCTCAACTGCTTTTTTGACCCTAGCCCAATCCTCAAGTGTTTTGTTTAGTGATTGAAGTTCTGATTCTAATGTTTTTACAGAGTTAGAAGCCTCATCATTAGCTTTACTAGCTCTCATCCAAGCTGCACCAAATGCAGTAACAAGAGGGATTATTACACTAAGGGCAGTACCAATAGCTAAGAATGACACACCCATGAAGGTTCGGTTTAGCAAGGTTAATGTGCCAGCTATCTGTGTAGCCTGTTGCCCAAAAGCAACCATCCAGTTAGTGCCAGACTGTACCTGAACAATAAAGTCACCGATTTGATAACCTGCTTGTTGGGTAAGAGTACTCATTTGACCAATACCACGAGCAGACTTATTCAACCCGTTAGAGTAACCCCTTTGTACAATAGTGCCATCCGCTAACTCTTTATTGAGTTGGTCAATAGCAGCCCTTTGTTGTTCAGCAGTAATAATATCATTCTGACGGGCAACGGCTAGGTCATTCAACTCCTTAGAGTAGATGTCCATAGCGGCATGACCTTGAACAAACTTCATACGAAGCCTTTCTAAGGTTGCCTCATGTTTATCTGCTGCTCTCGCTGCCTCCTCAAAGACACGAGCGGAATCCCTAGCCGATTTATTAGCAAGAGTTTGTTGTCTGTGTTGGTTCTCTATAGCAGCGTTAGCTTTACCCAATTCCGCAGCAAACTTAGTCTGCCAAGACACCAACTGACGGTAGCCTTGCTCCATACGCTTGGCTTGGTCAACAGATGCACGACCTAGCTTTTCTACAGCTTGTTCTGCCTTCTGTAGATCACTGTAGTCAACTTCAAAAATTAGGTCAGCCATGTTCTACTTTCTGTTACTTGATAGATATAGGGAATCTAGTCTCTTTAGTATGCCTACATCATATGGGTTGAGAGTATTACCCGTAAGTTCTTTCCAAGACTGTATGTCAGGATAACTAATAGGGTTAGGGCCGGAGAAGCCTTGAGACCTTGCTTGGGATAGCTGTAAGAAAAAAGACCAGACGTGAGACAAAAGGGTTGGGAACTCGTGTGGGTTCTCTAGTCCTTCTGGCGCATGTCCGGTCATCTTTCTTACTTGCTCTAAATGTTCTCTCTGAGTGACACCTTTGTCATCTGCCTGTAAGAGGGAGAACTCATGCTCTGCCCAATCACATAGCGTATCACTCAGGCTTGAGTAAAAGCCTCAAAGGAGTTAAGTTCTCCCTGTAGTTGGTCTACAATCCAGAAGCCAGCATCACCGGAGTAAATCTCTCGTGCTTTCTTCTTATTGAGCTTGGGCTTCTCACCACCGTAAGTAATGTCCCACTCTTTAGTAATGCCTACCAAAAGGTCCAAGGAAGAACTCTCATAGTCTTCAATGGTAAAGTCTTTCTTCTGATCCTTGATGCGCTTGTTAGCCTGTTCATAAACCACAGCCTTGTACTCCTTAGTGTGTGGAGCATATAGAGTGATAGTCATTGGGGTCTTGTCATCATTCTCTAGGACATTATCTGTGCCGGGGTACTTAAGAGTGACAGTAATTACGTTGGATTTAGGTACAATAGTTGAAAGGTCCATGTCGGGTATTCCTTAAATGTTGGGTGTTTCGGGTGTATAGTTAATCAGCGGAGAGAGCCACCCGACAAGCCCCCTCCGCCTAGCCCACTAGGGGATTACGCAGGGCGTGTGATCTGGAGGTTGGTCTCAGCAGTGGCATCATACAGTGCAACAAACGGCAGAGTAATGATACGGCTGGTTTGACCATCTACAGGTACATCTGCACCGTTGACTTTGATCTTGGGGAATGTGAATGTGTAAGCGTTAGCACCTGTAGGATCATCTACAGAAACATTCAGTGCAGTCTCAGTCTCATTGATAAAGCGGTTAATCAGTGCAGCATCTTCAAAGTAAGCTGTAAAGGTGCCTTCTACTGTAGCCATACCAGTCTCAAGGAAAGGTGTAGCATCATCACCAACTACAAAAGTAGGTGCCATAGCATTATCAATGGAGAAGTCAATAGAGGTAACAATAGCAGATGCAGAAGCACCACCAACATCACCAATGTTTACATCGCCAGAATAAGCATCGAAGGGCTGTGCAATAGTAGCATCGTCTACAGTCTTACCTGTACCACTGATAGTCATATCCTTACCAATCATGGAGAAGGTTGTAGCTACCATCTGGTTAGGGGCAATGCTTACAGACATGCTAGAAACTGACATACCAGTAAAGAGGCGATACTGAGCAATGTCGTTAGCAGCATCTTCAATGGAGAAGTACTTAGGGGTAGTACCAACCTTAAGGACTGTGGTAGCCCAAGTGTTCTGAAGTGCAGACTCTAGGAACGGATCGAAGTTACCATCACGGAGGTCAACTACAATGTCACCACCTGTCTGACGGTTACCATGACGATCAACCCGAAGCATACGATCTGGTTGGATTTCATTACCTGTCACACGATCTTTAGTGAGGTTCAGACTGTGTGTGTTATACGGGATAGCTGTAAAGTTACCCGATGGTGTTGTACCGAATGTGGATTCTACGATATACGAGAGACCACTGCGACTTCCCTGTGCAAATGCCATATGGGATACTCCTTAATTATATAGGTACCAGCCAATACGGACTGGAATATGATAGTGAGAACCTTCTTGAGTGCCGAGGTCCCGTTCAGCATAACGGATATGAAGGGTTGTTCCGTCATTAGTGATGTCTGTAGTAGCCTCAAAGGCATCAATGATTAGGTCCGCTAGGTCATCCCCTGCTGCTGGTCCTTGCCCTTCAGGCACACAACAAGTTACTAGGAAATAGCCTTGGTAATACATCTGAGGGTTAAGACCCCTATGAGCAGGCTCCCTAGTTGTAGGCACCATCCTAACTGTCAAATAACTGCTGTTAGTGGTAGGACTGAAGGCTACATTCTCCCAAGCAATGCTAGAGGGGATACCTGAAACAGCAGCAAGATTAACCTCAAAGGTGGCTCTGATTTGTTCGTATACGCTCGCCATTATCTGAACTTATCCTTTACCTGCCCAAAGATGTCGTACTTAGGTTCTACCCATTCCTTGAAGTGAGGCGCTCCATTGGAGAGGACTACAAGAGGATTCTCCAGAGGCTTCAAACCTTCAATGTCAGACAATAACTGAGATAGACCCTCTTGCCTTTTACCAGCCTCATCAGGAGTTCTTTCCTTCTGGGAAATCCTACCACGGCCACTTGAGTAAGAGTGTTTCATAGAATAAGAAGTTACAGCAGCACCAGACCAAACAGGGGTTCTTGTAACTGCAAACTGTGCTATATCTACCAACTTGTCTTTGACTTTCTCTTCTACAGTCTGCCCTAACAGTAGCTGTTTATCAGAAAGACTCTTATTGACTTGTACCCTAGCTTTCATGTTACTCTCTCGCTTGACAGATGTAGCAAACTAAGGTACTACCATTATAGATGCTCTGCACTCGTTTGATGACTACAGTATCACCCACTCCAAGTATCTGGTCGTTGTTGTCGGGTTCTGGAACAGCATTACCTGAAGTATCTTTTGCAGCTATGAGGACTTTACGATCACCCAGAAGGATACTATCGTTGTTAATCTCAGTTACATCATAAT